TATTGATGACTGTATTGAAGATATGGCAGAAGCCTGTAAAGGCGAAAGTTTTACCGAATCAATCTATTCCATCTCTACACTTCCCGTTAGATATGACGGAATATTTGATTTTTCTACAGCCGTGAATGATATGATACTATCTATTTTCGGGCTTGCCAAGCACTTAGATGTAGACCTGTTTTGGCACATCGAGCAGAAAATGAAGTATAACGAACTCCGTGAAAAGATGCACGGGAAGAAGTATTAACTCTCATAACAAAAAAATGGATGATAAACGAAAACAAATATTGGTAGATTACATATCCTACCTGTATACGACGGGTAGGAGCTATGATAGCATCGGGAAATACATCAAATATGTGACTGATTTTCTTGAAAATTCCGAAGAAATCAATCGTCGTGGTTATTATAAATATAAACATAAAAATGCTGATGCTATGGTGCGCCATTCGTTTATGTGTGAGGCTGTTTGTGATTTATTGTCTTATCTTAAAATCGGATATGGCCGACGGGAAAAGGCTGTAAAACCTTTGGAGAAACTTGAGGTTATTTCAGAGAAGAATAAGAAACTGCTTAATGATTTTATAATATGGTTGACTGATAACAATGATTATTCCTCTCACACAATTGATGTCTATTATACCTCGTTGAGAAAATATTTTGAATACGCCAATGAACTAAATATGGATAATTGCAGACGATTTATAAAAAGCCTTGAAGAGGAAAAACTTTCTCCAGCTACCATTCGATTACGTATTACAGCCATTGAGAAGTTCTCCAAATGGGTGAAGAAACCTATTGAACTGAAACGACCTAGAATGAAACGCAAGTTGGATGTAAACAATGTACCGACAGAAGAGGAATATAATAGGTTACTGGAGTATCTGAAAACAAAACTCAACAAGGATTACTATTTCTTCATTAAGGTATTGGGTACTACAGGAGCTCGGCTCTCGGAGTTTCAGCAATTCACGTGGGAGGATATAGCGGCCGGCGAAGTTGTTTTGAAAGGGAAAGGGAACAAGTATCGGCGTTTCTTTTTCCAAAAGCAATTGCAGAGGGAAGTGAAGGACTATATAAAGGAGACAGGCAAGTCCGGTACTCTTGCTGTTGGGAGATTCGGGCCGTTGACTCAAAGAGGTCTTTCACAGCATCTGAAAGTATGGGGTAAACATTGTGGTATCGATTCGAAAAAAATGCACGCTCACGCCTTCCGGCACTTCTTTGCTAAAATGTTCCTGAAGAAAACCAAAGATGTAATTCAATTAGCAGACCTTCTTGGTCATGGTAGTGTAGATACAACAAGAATTTATTTACAAAAAAGTTATGATGAACAACAAAGAGACTTTAATAAAAACGTTACGTGGTAGTGTAGCCCAGCTCAATGAATTGTCGGATATGACTGAAGGCATAGATGTTTATGACGCTGCCGGATATGTTGATACTGAATTTCTTATGGAAGCGCTTGCCTGTGTTAATACTTTTATGGATGCGAGTAATATGGTTATTACGAAAATATCCTCACTGTTAGCGCCGGACGCTCCGGTTGATGAAAGGAAGAGCCAGGCTGATGAAGGTAAGAAATGGAATGTGGAAGAGATATTGAAACATTGTACACTTGAAAGCAATGTCCTTAAGCTTCCTGCCGTTCAGTTTAACAAGAAATCATACGCTGAAGCTAAAAAATGGATAGAAGAAGCTGGCGGCTCATGGCAGGGAGGTAAGATACAGGGATTCACATTTTCTTTTAATCCGGAACGTGTGTTCTCCATCTTGAAAGAAGGTAAGCGATGCGATTTGCAAAAAGATTTTCAGTTCTTTGAAACACCTGCTGATATTGCAGACTGGCTGGTAATGCTTGCCGGTGGAATTCACGAAACAGATACCGTACTTGAACCAAGTGCCGGACGTGGTGCTCTGATAAAGGCGATTCATCGGTCGTGCCCGTCAGTAACAGTTGAATGCTATGAACTGATGCCGGAAAACAGGGAGTTCCTTCATACACTTGATAACGTAATATTGCTTGATGAAGATTTTACGAAAGACAGTGTAGGGCATTACACTAAAATTATTGCTAATCCTCCATTTTCCGGTAATCAGGATATTGACCATGTAAGACTTATGTATGAACACTTGGAAGAAGGTGGAATTCTTGCAGCTATTACCAGTCAGCATTGGAAATTCGCGTCTGAAAAGAAATGTGTTGAGTTCCGGAAATGGTTGGAAAAAGTTCATGGAGAAGTTTTTGAAATTGAAGCCGGTGAATTCAAAGAAAGTGGAACTACTGTTAGCACTATGGCAGTTGTAATAAAGAAATAGAACAGGTAATTATTAACTCTCGATAAAATGTCGAGAGTTAATAATTAGATTAGTTTATGAATTCCAGTCGTCTCCGTATAAACTTTGCATACGTTCTTCATAGTCTTCATCGCTTTCAAATGGGTCTCGTTCGGGAGACATTTGAGTAAAGGCATCATCCGGTTCGAAATCATCTTGATTGTTTTCGTTAAAGTTTTCTTGTTCCATTGGGTAATAAATTATAATGTTTGATATTACATAAATAAGGAAGTGCAAAAATAATAAAAATCACGAATATAATCATTATTGAATTAAAATAATAGAGAGTGTGATTGGATAAATGTTAATATACTGTTAGAATAGTACGATTAGGGCTTAATGTATTGAGTAGCCATATTCAATCCTTTTGTTATAATATTATCGATGACTTTCATTTCTATTTTACTGCCACTAAGACTTTTGTAGAACTTTAATTCTGTAATTATTAGTTTATCATCTGTTATTTTTTCAATTGAGAAACAATGGTTTGAACCATTGATGGCTATGCTGTCTGTGTTTTGGATATGTTTACTGCATAGTGTAAAAGAATTTGTGAGATTTAGTCTCTCGGATATTGTAGTAAATTCACTTGTAAGTGACTGAATTATATTAAAAAGGTTAATGTCCATTCTTTTTAATATTGCAAAAAACTTTGTTGTGGAATTTAGTGTGTAGAATTTCATAAGAAGATTAGCATTAATTGTTTCACAGATAATTTGTTTTTCTATATCATCTAAAATATGTTTGACGTCACGAACTGATAGCTTATCTATTTTATTGCCAATAGTTTCAATATCATAACAAGATAGTCTCAATTTTTTCAATCTTTTTGCTGGGATGTTACATTCTTTATCAATGTATGTATATAAATATTCTATAGCAATTTGATTTATTGAGTAATAGAAAGGATAGTGAGTAATAAATTTGTTGATATATCCATTATAATTGGCTTCTTTCCCATAAAAATGGTGAAACAAATGTGATGTGATTTCATAATCGAAGACAGTAACAATATTGTCAAAACCGAATTTGTTCGGTTTGATATCCCTTTGATTACAGAAATCAAGATGTGCACCTAGTACATTTAATATTCTGAAAAGATGTGCTGGATCTATTCTGTCTAGATCTTCAATTATTAATAATGTTTTTTTCTTTTGGCTTCTGTTGATATACTGTAGAGCTTGCTCTATCATTTTGGTATATGTATCACATTCATATAAACCACCTTTTTGATGTGTGAAAGTAGCCAAGAAACTTTTGTATGTTTCTTTTTTCTTTTGATAATTGTCAAAGATTCCTTTGGTTTTATCTATAATTTTTTGAATAAAGGCACTATGGGGTAGGAAAGAGACAAGAAATGACACTACTTCCATGAGATTTTCCATATTAAATATGGAATCAGCTAGTGCTTCAAAGTCAATGTTGCATAGAATGTCATCTTCTGCGAGACGAATAATTATATCTCGTTTTATATATTCAAAAATATCTGCATTTTCTGCAACTGAATAGTTTACAGGGTATAGTGTAATAAAGTAATAATCATCTTTGTATTTTTCCTTGAATTCTTTTAGAAAATAACTTTTTCCATCACCAAACTTTGCAGAAAAAATAGTTCTGTCATTGGACTGTAAATGTTCATAAAAGGATTCTAAGTGCTGTGTTATTGGTATTTCAAAGCTCATAATATTTCATTTTTGTGGTGCAAAATTAATCATAAATAGTATATAAACATGATATAAATTAACTCTTTTGAATGAATTATTTTTATGTTGAACCTTTGGTGTATTGTTTATTCAATACACCTTTATTTTTTTTGTGATGATGAGAAAAATGATTGTGACCGGAAGTGAGGGTTTTATAGGTAAAGCCCTTTGCTGCGAATTGACAAAAAGAGGTGTTGAAGTCATAGGACTTGACCGAAAGTCTGGTACTGAAGCTACGAAAGTATGCGAGCTTCTGAAGAATGAAGATATTGATTGTGTGTTCCATTTGGCGGCGCAAACCAGTGTGTTTAATGGGAACCTGGAACAAATCAGGAAAGATAATATTGATACCTTCATGCGAGTTGCTAATGCATGTAACCAGTATCATGTGAAGTTAGTATACGCCAGCTCGTCAACAGCGAATCCAGAGAATACCACTTCTATGTATGGAATAAGCAAGTATTTCGATGAACAGTATGCATCTATCTATTGTAAGGCTGCGACCGGGTGCCGGCTGCATAATGTATATGGACCTAATCCGCGAAAAAGAACTCTTCTCTGGTTCCTGATGGAAAAGGAAAACGTGTCTTTATACAACTGTGGTCAGAATATCCGGTGCTTCACTTACATAGATGATATTGTCGAGGGGCTTATCTATGCGATAGGATGTAACCGGCAGCTCATCAATATTTGTAATGTCCAGCCTGTGACTACTATGTATTTTGCATCTTTAGTAAAATACTATAAACCGCTTGAAATAGAGTTGATTAACGAGAAACGTGAATTTGACAATTTGGAGCAATCGGTGAACCGGGGTATCTATTTAGTACCTTTGTCCTATACGTCAGTCGAGGACGGAGTAAAAAAGGTATTCGCAGTGCGGAGAGAGGATAATTCTCAAAAAAATGCGGGGGCGGAGAAATAGAAATCCTATTAGTGTACAACCATTCTAATTAATTCCTGCATGTTGAGTAACTATCATTGTTTCTCCATGCAGGAATTTAATAACTTGAAGCTATGAGTAAAGAGAAGTCATTAACATTAAAACAGGAGAAGTTTTGCCAGTATTACGTTGACATAGATGGCAATGCAAGTGAAGCATACCGAATGGCTTACGACTGTTCTAAGATGAAACAAGAGAGCGTTTGGCGCAATGCTCATGCCCTTATGCAAAACATCAAGGTTTCATCAAGGATAAAAGAGATAAGAGAAAAGAGGGCGAAAGAATCTGAAGTTAAACGTGAAACAGTTGAACGTGTGCTGATGGATATCATAACTTCTGATCCTAATGACTTGTATATTGTCGATGAGCTAACAGGTAAGGTAAAGATGAAAAGTCCTTCGCAGCTTCCAAAGCGTACCCGTAATGCATTGAAGAAGATTCAGAATAAGAGAGGAGAAGTTGTCTATGAGTTCAACGGTAAAACAGAAGCCGCTCGTTTGCTTGGTGCCTGGAATGGATGGGAAGCCGATAAGAATGTCAATATCAAAGGTGGAGACGGAAATAAAGTCGGTGAACTTCGTATCGGCTTTGAAGATAATGAGAATTCGGAAGAATAGAACAATTTGAACTGCAAAATCCGGTATTCACCCTACGGAGAAACCTTACTTTTAGAATAATATGGTTATAAATTATAAGAAGCTAAATCCTAACGGATTCTATCTATTGAAGTACTTGAATGATGAGACTATCCGTTTTATCATTCTCTATGGAGGTTCATCTTCCGGTAAGTCGTATAGTGTGGCACAAACAATACTGATACAGACATTACAGGATGGTGAGAACACTCTTGTCATGCGTAAGGTAGGAGCTTCTATTCTCAAAACCATTTATGAAGATTATAAGGTCGCTGCGATCGGTCTTGGCATCTCCCATTTGTTCAAATTTCAACAGAATACTATTAAATGTCTGGTAAATGGTGCGAAGATAGATTTCTCCGGTCTTGACGATCCGGAGAAGATAAAAGGTATCTCTAACTATAAGCGAGTTCAGTTAGAGGAATGGTCAGAGTTCGAGCATCCGGATTTCAAGCAGCTACGTAAGCGTTTGCGTGGTAAGAAAGGGCAGCAGATTATTTGTACCTTTAACCCGATCAGTGAAAGCCATTGGATAAAGAAAGAGTTTATTGATAAAGATAAATGGCATGATGTACCGATGACTGTTACCATTGCCGGCAAAGAGTTGCCGGAAGAACTTACCAAGGTCAAATCCGTAAGAAAGAACGCACCCAGGCAAATACTTAATCTTCGTACTAAGCAAATCGAGGAACAGGCCCCTAATACAGTTATTATCCAATCTACCTATTTGAATAATTTTTGGGTTGTTGGTAGTCCTGACGGTACGTATGGTTTCTATGATGAGCAATGTGTTGCCGACTTTGAGTATGATAGAGTTCACGATCCGGACTATTACAATGTGTACGCATTGGGAGAATGGGGTGTCATTCGTACCGGTAGTGAGTTCTTCGGTTCCTTCAATCGTGGCAAACATTCCGGTGAGCATAAGTATGTTCCGGACTTACCTATTCATATCTCTGTCGATAACAACGTGCTTCCGTATATCAGCGTATCATATTGGCAGGTCGATTTCACAACTGGTACCAAGGTTTGGCAATTCCATGAAACGTGTGCTGAAAGCCCCAACAATACAGTAAAGAAAGCTTCCAAACTTGTTGCAAAGTATCTGAAATCTATCCAATATTCTGATAGGTTATATGTACATGGTGATGCATCAACGAAAGCGGCAAACAGCATTGACGATGAGAAGCGTTCCTGGATGGACTTATTCATAGATACATTGCAGAAAGAAGGATTCGAGATTGAAGATAAGGTAGGCAACAAGAATCCGAGTGTTGCCATGACCGGTGAGTTTATCAATGCTATCTTTGATTGTACTGTTCCCGGTATAGAGATACACATTGACGAATCATGTTCGGTATCTATTGAGGACTACATGAGCGTACAGAAAGATGCTAACGGTGCCATTCTTAAAACTAAGGTCAAGAATAAAACTACCTTGCAGACTTATGAGGAGCACGGACACCTGTCTGATACGTTCCGATATGTCGTTGTGGATTTGTGTAGTGAGCAGTATATAGAGTTTAGTAACCGGCGAAAAAGAAACTTGTATGCTTGTAATGGCACTATTAATTTCTTCAATCCAGATACCGAATGTAAATACACTAAGAAGATTCTATATGTGATGCCGAATGTTAATGGGAAATTTGTCCTTATACAAGCGTTTAGATGTGGAAATAAATGGCATGTTGTTGATGTCGTATTTATGGATACTACTTCAACAGAAGATATACGTTCTTCTATTTTGTCCCATGAATCTGATTCATGTGTAATTGAATGTACAGATGCTTATTTCCCTTTTATCCGGGAACTCCGTTCTAGTACAAACAAGGAGATTCGTGTAATGAAAGAGTTTCCGGATGTAGATAAGCGTATTGCTGCAACATCTGATTATGTGAAAAATAGTATTCTTTTTTCTGCATCAAAAGTAGAATCTGATACGGAATATGTTGCCTTCATGAATAACCTGATGGACTATAATAAAGATAGTGAAACAAAAGAGGCCAGTGCTGTTTTGAGTGGGCTAGTACAGTTCGTTGTAAAATTAGGTTTGAATTGAATTGTGTTATATGTGATTGAAAATAAGAATGTTATATTGTTGGCGTTATGTTTTCGTAATTTCAAGATTTTAGTGTTTTGGAAAACGGTTTTCCTTTTTACTTAGTTTTGCTCAAAAAGGAACCCAATGAATATTTTTTTTGATAATCTATTTGGAAAGAAATCTAAGACTAAAGGTGAAGTTGAAATAGTTACTTCATCTGAAAATAAGGATATAGATACTCAAAGTGGCAAGACTGAAAAATGGTCCGTTGCATACATTGAGGACCTTACTAGTCCTATTGTAGCGGGCAGTAACTATCTAACGCTATTCAGTACGATACCTGAAGTCTTTTTCCCGATCGATTATATTGCATCGCGAATTGCAGGTGCTAATTTTCAATTGAAGAAAACTAAGGATGACAGTATAGTATGGGCGAATAAACGAATGAATGGCATACTTAGTCGTCCTAATTGTTTGATGCGTTGGAAAGAATTGATTTATCAGCACCATATTTATAAATTGTGTACAGGGAATAGCTTTATTCGTGCCGCTATGCCTGATGTCTTTTCTACAGCTGAAAAATGGAAATATTGCGATAATTATTGGGTGCTACCTTCTGATAAGACTATTGTAGAACCTGTTTACGGGAATATGCCATTGTTTGGCATTGCCCAAACAGAAGATATTATTCGTAGCTATCGTTTGGAGTATGGTTGGAATGGTAGTTTGGAAATTCCTCCATACCAAATATGGCATGATAGAGACGGAAGTGCAGAGTTCTATTCAGGGGCTATGTTCTTGAAGTCCAAAAGTCGTCTTGCTTCCCAAAATAAGCCAATGTCAAATCTAATAGCTGTATATGAAGCTAGAAATGTGATTTATGTAAAGCGGGGTGGATTGGGCTTTATTGTAAGTAAGAAAACTGATGCTACCGGTTCAATAGCGTTGACTGACGATGAAAAGGAACAGCTTTTGAAGCAAAATTTTGAGAAGTATGGTGTAAGGAAGGGCCAGGTACCTTATGGTATTTCAGATGCAGACATTGACTTTGTTCGTACTAATCTTTCTATTGCAGAGTTACAGCCGTTTGAAGAGACTTTGGCTGATGCAATAAATATTGCAGGGGCATACGGCATCCCTGCCGTTCTTGTTCCGCGAAAAGACCAGTCCACATTTAGCAATCAGGCTACTGCTGAAAAGAGCGTATATTGTTCAACTGTTATTCCTATGGCCAAACAATTCTGCAAGGATTTTACAGCTTTCCTTGGTCTTGAAGGAGGTGGATATTATTTGGATTGTGATTTCTCTGATGTTGATTGTTTGCAGGAAGGATTGAAAGAATCCGAGGACGTAAAGACAAATATAAATAAACGTTGTCGTGAACAATTCTCATGTGGGCTTATAACACTCAATGACTGGCGTGCCCAAATAGGCGAAAGTATGATAGAAAATCCCTTGTTTGACAAATTGAAATTTGATATGTCAGATGAGGAACTGGATAAAGTAAATCGAGTTTTTAACACTAAAAGTGGAGATGAAAAAGATGGAAGAGAAAATCAAAAGCCTTCAGTACAAGACAAAGGCAAATGATGTTGATGAGAAGGGTATCGTTACCGTTGCGGTGAACGGTATCGGTGTGAAGGACTCACAAAATGACATATCTATGCCCGGCTCATTCAATAAAACATTGAAAGAAAATATTGGTCGGATGCGTTGGTTCCTGAATCATCGTACAGACCAGTTGTTAGGTGTTCCGTTGAGTGGTAAGGAAACAGAAGGTAATTTGGTTATGGTCGGTCAGTTAAATCTTGAAAAACAGATTGGCCGTGATACGTTAGCTGATTATAAACTGTTTGCAGAGAATGGCAGAACACTTGAACATTCTATTGGGGTCAAGGCCATTAAAAGAGATTCTGTTGATCCCTGTAAAGTGCTTGAATGGCGTATGATGGAATATTCAACATTGACAAGTTGGGGGAGTAATCCCCAGACTTTCCTTGTGAATATTAAGTCTGCTACTGCCGACCAGGTAAAGGAGGCTGTTGATTTCGTTCGTAAAGCGTTCTTGCAGCATGGATATAGTGATGAGCGTTTAAAAGGTTACGATATGGAATTAAGTTTATTACTGAAGAGCCTCAACGGTGGTGCCGTTGTCTCATGTCCTCATTGTGGTCATCAATTTGATTATGATGCAGAAACGGAGCATACCTTTGCCCAGCAGGTATTGGACTATGCTGCTGATTATCAGAGATGGATAACACAGGACATTGTAAGGGAAGAAATGGAGAAGCTCACTCCGGAGATTAGAACCCAAGTAATTTCTCTTATTGATTCTGTCAAATCAGAAAAGAAAGAATTTACTCAAAAGGGTCTACAAGACCTTATGAATTATGTAAGATGTCCCCACTGTTGGGGAAAAGTATATCGTTCGAATGCTATTCTGCAAAACACTTCTGAAGATACCACCGGAAAAAATGAGCCGTCTGTTGACACTCAAGAAAAGAATGACGGGGAAAATGGGAACGATGAGGTAACGATTAAAGCCGCTGATAATGGCACTTTACTCGATTTCAAGAGTTTGAATAGCTGTTTCGAGAATAAATAACTTAAAATTTAAATTTTATGCCTAAAAAATTTACAGTATCAGATTTTAATCTGAAAACAGACGGTCTGCCGGCAGAACAGAAAACTTTCATGGAAAACATCGTCGGCATGATGTGTGAAGTAGTTAACAAGTCACTTGAAGGATTTGCATCACCGGAGGAGGTAACGAAACAGTTTGGTGACATCAATAATCTATTGAAAGCCTATGATGGAGAAAAGTTCCAGCAATTGGTAAAGGACAACGAGCAACTTGTAGAACAAGTTAAAACTCTTGGTGAAAGTATCGAGAAAATGAAGCAGAAAGGTCTTTCTATGGATACTATCAACAAGTTCGACGAGAAATTGAACGAGATGCTTGATTCTGAAAAATTCAGAGATTTCGCAGAAGGAAAAACACGCAAATCAGGAGAATTTGACGGCTTCTCCTTGAAAGATGTCGTTTCCATGACTGACAATTACACCGGTGATTTGTTGATTACTCAACAACAGAAACGTGTTGTGACTCAGGTTGCCAACAAAAAGTTGCATATGCGTGATGTATTAACGACGCTGACAGCTGATCCTGCATATCCTCAACTCGCCTATGCGCAAGTATATGCTTTCAACCGCAATGCCCGTTTTGTAACAGAGAACGGTCGTTTACCGGAATCAAGTATCAAGGTAAAAGAGATACAGACAGGAACTAAGCGCCTTGGTACTCATATCCGTATCTCAAAACGTATGTTGAAATCAAGAGTGTACATTCGTTCCTACATCTTGAACATGCTTCCTGAAGCTGTTTGGATGGCAGAAGACTGGAACATTTTGTTTGGTGACGGTAATGGTGAGAATTTGCTTGGTATTATTAATAATACTGGGGTGACTTCTGTAGAGAAGATTATTAGTACAGCCATTGTTACAGGTGCCGCTGGTGCTGTAAAAGCTATTACCGGATATAACGGTGATAAGGATGTGATTGTAGAGTTTGCAGAACCACAGGATTTGATTCTTGATGGAATGAGTATCACGTTCGCTGGCGCCGCTGTTCTTACAGAACTGAACAAAACACACGCTCTTGTGAAAATGGAAGATGGTCGTATCCTTATTCCTGGTGTCGCGTTCTCCGGTGCTGAAACGGCTACGGATAAAATGACATTCAGTGTTCATGAAGCCGGCTTTAAGAACATTGAGGAACCCAACTCTGAAGATGTAGTGAAAACAGCTTTCGCCGCAATGACATATGCCCAGTATTTTCCGAATGCTATTATTCTTAATCCAATGACTGTTAACGGTATGGAATCAGAGAAAGATACGACAGGACGTAATCTTGGTATCGTTAAAATGGTTGATGGGGTGAAATATATTGCCGGTCGTCCGATTATCGAGTATGGTGGTATTCTTCCAGGTAAGTATCTTTTGGGTGACTTTAACCAAGCCGCAAATTTGGTTGATTATACCACTTTGACACTTGAATGGGCTGAAGATGTGGAGACCAAGCTTTGCAATGAGGTTGTGTTGATGGCACAAGAAGAAGTTATCTTCCCGATTTATATGCCGTGGGCTTTCGCTTATGGGGATTTGGCCGCATTGAAGACTGCAATAACTAAAGCGTAGGATTATGGATTACATACTTAGAGGTAACGATAAGGATGTAACCAATGTGCTTAAAGAGCAACGCATTCGGATTAATAGAGGGATGATTCAACTCATCCCTATTTCCGAATGTGGTCTTGTTACAGAAGAAGATGCCCGAAAGACATTGGAATGTATGCTTGCAGAGAAAAATGAAGAGATTGGCAGGCTTACTGCATCCATTGCAGAGAAAGATAAGACAATTGTTGAACTGACAGAAGAGCGTGAAACAATGAAAGCTCGCATTGCAGAACTTGAAGTACAGGTGCCTTCTGATGAAAAGAATCTTCCGGTTGCCGATTCAAAAGATTTGCAAGAGGAAGATGCCAAGGAGGTAACTGTTACAGATGATAAAGCCGTTTCCGTGGAAGATGAAAAGAAAACCGGGAAAGGCAAGACTTCTAAATAACTATCGCTATGTTGATTGATGTTTCATATTTTATGTCAGGTCCCAGGCATATTGAGAATGTTTCGGTCGCTGAAATGCCTTCGCCCCAATCTCTTGCTGTGAATGAGGTGATAAATGGGTATATTAAGGCATTTCAGCCCGAATTTCTCCGGAATGTTGTTGGTTTGACTCTTTCCCAAGCTATCACAGATTACTTGGAGCTTATTGAACGGGAAAAGGAAGATTCTTCAGATGAAGTTGATATTTCAGAAGAGAAGGAAGAATCCCAGTCCGGATATGCAGTATTGTGCGAGAAGCTGTGTGAACCGTTCGCTGACTATGTATTATATCATATTCTTCGTGATGCAAACACCCAAGCTACAATAACCGGGCTTGTCCGTTTGAAATGCGCTAATGAATATGTAGCTCCTTTGAAGAGACAAGTAAGCACATGGAATAGCATGGTAGAGAAGAATAAACAGTTTGTTGAATGGGCTATGTCAAATGATTGTCCTTTCGATGTGAAAATAACCAAGAATCTTTTGACCCCAATTAATGCTTTCAATTTATGATAGATTTAGATATAACAGAACTGTTTGAGGAGATTGTAAAGGAACTTCCAGAAGGGCTTGAAATCCTCTATCCAAATGGGAAAGGGGGAACTAAAGTTGTGAAGTCCCCAAGGTTGAATTACATCTTCGGTAGCAGTCAATATATCAAAGATATTTTAGATGAATACAGTAAGTCTTCTGCCCAGTCTGAAAGGAAGTTTCCATTGGTTGCACTATTTACTCCAATTAGTGAGGATAGAGGTGACGCGGATTATTTTTCACAAGCAAAGGTTTCGTTAATTATAGCTTGCTCTTCTTGTAAAGAGTGGAGCAATGAGATGCGCAGAACCACATCTTTTAAAAATATCCTTCGGCCAATCTATAAACGTTTATTGGAAGTATTATATGAAGATTCCCGGTTCGACTGCGACTATGACGAAAGAGTGAAACATAGTTATTCAGAAAACTATTCATATGGCAGATACGGAGCCTATACAGATTCCGGTGAGGCTGTGAGCGAGCCGATTGATGCCATAAATATACGCTCGATGGAAATAAAAATTAATAATCTTAATTGTAGAAGAAAATGAGAAAGATTAGAACGTGTAAGGGTTCCCGGATGAACACTGGTAGTTCTGCTTGTAGTATTGACTGGAAAAAAGTCAAAGGTGCTATCTTGGCGGAACATGGTGTCAAACTCCCTGCTGATATAACAGGTGAGAAATTGCTCGAATTGTGCCATGCAGACCGTCCCGGGCGTATTTACCCTATTTTTCCATTCCTGGAGTATGCCAAGAATGGTGGAGAGCCCCAAGTTAATGCTGTAGGGTACGGTGCAAGTGAATACAACGGGCTAAGCGCTCAAACAGACACCTTCACTTTGAAGAAATTTGATGAGGTTTTGAATGCCCAGCTTCTGAAATGTGCCAATAAAGGATGGGACGTTTACTTTTGGAATCAGGATAATATGTTGATCGGTTATAATGATGACACTGATATCCTTGCTGGTATTCCGATGTCTACTGTTTATCCGACCGTGACACAGTACCCGACCAGTAGTGCTAAGTCTGCGATGACTGTTAGTTTTTCACATGAAGATGTGGAAGACAGCCAATTGCACTTTGACTACGTGCAGTTAGACTTCAATCCCAAGAATTTCGTTAAAGGCTTGGTTGATGTTGTGTTTCAAAAGTTGGAGGCCGAAAATACTTACAAAATAGTTGAAGTTGTTGGTGGTTATGACCGTACAGAAGAATTTGGCAGTCTTATTGCTGATGGTGCTGCTGAAGTTATGAATAACGTAACTTCTGCTACGTATTCGGATGGTATCATTACCATTGTTCCTAAAGCCGGGGCGGTTCCTTCGTTGAAAGCTCCTTCTGTATTGTATGAAAAAGGAATCAGAGGTATTGAGCAGGTGTCATGAAGGTAGATAATGTTACGTTCGTCGAAGCTGCTGTGAAGGGCATGACGAAGGAAGAGTTTATTAATGCACACATTAAAGTCGTGTGGCAGGAACTGAAGGAAGCTGACCGTAAGAAGAAGCTCTCGGAAGTGTACGATGCGATAACTAAGTAACCGACGGGCTGGGGTGTGATTACAGTCCAGCCCGTTATATTTTTACTGTATGGCAGATTTTGATGAATTACATAGAGTTATTCATTCCATTGTATCCGGGTTTGAAGAGGAATGTATTAGGTGTATGGAAGAACATAAGAATGTGCTCGTTGATTGTATTCAGGAACAATTATATTCCGGCTTGGACGGTACCGAACATCTATTGAATCCTGATTATGATACTGACACCTATTTTAACGAGCCCGGTCCCTGGCAGAACCGTGCGGAACAATATAAACGATGGAAGGAGAGGATAACTCCACCTCTTAGAAGTGAGATGCTTTATTTGCCACCGCGTCCGGTTGAGGTACCTAACCTCTTTATTACTGGTACTTTCTATGATAGCATAACTGCCGATAGAATTGATTCCGGGCTTCGATTCTCAACGAAAGGATTTACGGACGGTAGTTCTATTGAGAAGAAATACGGTGAGCAGATTTTAGGCATTGGTGATACAGCTAAAGAGTACTTTAATATTATGTATCTCCGTCCCTGGATGGAACGTTTCTTTTCAGAATGTGGATATCGGTAGAAAATGGCTTGTAGTTGCGAAATAAAAAAGATGCAGAGTGAACTGGAACGTATCAGTGATCTTGCAAAGAAAGCAGCTGTCTTGGATGGTTGCATGTATGTTGTTTATCAGAAAGAAGATGGTACCTATGCTTTTGATAAACTAGGAGTTGAGATAAAAGGAAAGATTGTTGAATATAGACATTACCTGTAATTATGGCAGATTTAAAATTAAAAGATTTCGTTGATGAGAACGATTTGCAGAAATTGGTGGAGCTTGATAATACTATTGAGCGTGTGAGGGCTGATTATGTTAATGCGGCCAAAGAATTAGCAAAAGGTTTGAAACTAAATGTAGAAGGCGTTGCTGATCTTGAAAAGTTGAGTAATCTTTATAATACTCAAGCAAAAACGGCTGGTTCTGCATCTGCTGAATTAACCGAGGCTCTTAGAAAACAGTCTGAAATAACTCAAACTGTCAGTAAGAAGATAGAGGAAAAGCTAAATGTAGAGAAATTATCTGCTGCTGAATTGAAGAAACTAACCAAGGCAAACTCGGATAATGCTGCGTCCTTGGAAAAGGCTGCTAAAGTGGAAGCTAACTTGACAAAAGCGCAGAATGCCGGTAATACTACTCGTAAGAAAGCTGTTTTATCTGAAGAAGAACGTTTAAAACTTATCAGAACTGCTATTACCTTGACTAATCAGGAAGTACATAGCCGTTCACAAGCAAAGGAAATGAATAAGCAGCTGCAAAAGGCTGTTGATGTTTTGAAAGATACGGATGAAAACTATATTCGTACACTTGCCCGTCTTAATTCTACTATTGGAATCAACACTGATTACATAAAGCGAAATTCCGATCGATATAGTCAACAGAAAATGACCATTGGTGCATATCGGGAAGAAGTAAAGGCGGCATGGATTGAAATACAGAACGGTAATAAGTCCATGCAGAACATGGGAATTATTGCCCGGAATGCTGGAATGATGCTTAAAACGGAGATGGCTCCTGGGCTAAACAAAGTTGGTGCAGGATTGAAAGGGTGGGCTGCTGGATATATTGGTGCACAAGCTGTTGTTAGTGGAGTTGTTGCTTTATTTACAAAACTGCGTGAAGGAGTAGGTGATATTGTTAAATTTGAATTAGCTAATAGTAGGCTTGCTGCAATATTAGGAACCACTTCTGATAAAGTGAAGGAGTTAACTGCGGATGCTCAACGTTTGGGTGCTACAACGAAATACACTGCATCCGAAGCTACGGATTTGCAAATAGAACTTGCTAAACTAGGTTTTACTCGAAAAGAAATATTAGATGCAACAGAGCACGTTCTAAAATTTGCACAAGCTACCGGGGCAGAATTAGCAGATGCGGCTTCATTGGCAGGTGCTTCTCTTCGTATGTTTAATGCTGATACAAGAGAAACTGAAAGATATGTGTCTGCGATGGCTGTCGCAACAACCAAAAGCGCATTGTCGTTTTCATATCTCGCTACTGCATTACCAATTGTTGGACCGGTTGCAAAAGCCTTTAATTTCAGTATTGAAGATACTTTGGCTTTGTTGGGTAAATTATCGGATGCCGGCTTTGATGCTTCAATGGCTGCTACTGCTACCCGTAATGTTTTTCTAAATTTAGCTGATAGTAATGGAAAGCTGGCAAAGGCGTTAGGTAAGCCCGTTAAAACATTGCCTGAGTTAGTTGAAGGATTGAAATCGCTAAAAGAAAAAGGGGTAGACTTGAATACTACTCTTGAATTAACTGATAAGCGTAGTGTTGCCGCTTTTAATGCCTTTCTCACCGCTGTTGATAAAATATTACCACTTAGAGAACAGATTACTGGTGTAGAACGTGAATTGGGCGATATGGCTCACACGATGGGAGATAATGTTCATGGAGCTCTTGCTAACTTATCTTCAGCATGGGAAGCGTTTATGCTTTCTTTCTCCGAGTCAACGGGACCTGCTAAGGAGTTTCTTAATTGGATGGCTGATAAAATAAGAGGTATCGCCAATGATTTGAAATCTCCTGAAGAAAAAATAGAAAAGATAGATTATAATTTTAGAACACTTGCAAAAAAAGATGCGAACAAAAAGTTATTGGAAGTAGAAAAAGATTTTCAGGCAGAATATAAGAGGCTTATTGATGCTGGTGATACAGAGGAACAAGCATATACAAAAGCTGTTATTCAAATGAAAAATAAACGTATTGAAGTAACGGCCCAAGAGAGAGAAGCTTTAAAACGGATGAAAACTCGTGCTCAATATGCAACATCAGAGTTTGAAGATATGTCTTGGATAAAGAATGGTGCTGCTAAAATGTTTGGCTATTACACATCGGAAGCAGAAAAAGCGGATAAGGCTCAGTTGGAATTTTCTAAAAACTTATTCAAAATAGCATCTAGCGATGAATTTAATCGTGGACTTGATGTAATTGCAGAAAAGTTCCGTCCAAAGGGTAACGACAAAAATGGTTCAGGTATAACAGTCCTTACTGATAAAGAAAAACGTGAACAGGAAAAAGCTCTCAAAGAGAAGCTGAAAATTCATGAAACTTATCAGGAGTCAGAACTAGCTCTTATGGATGAGGGACTGGAGAAAGAACTTGCTAAAATTGGTGTTGCTTACTCGAAGAAGATTGCTGCCGTCAAGGGTAATAGCAAAGAGGAAATTGCTACACGTCAGAATTTAGCTAAGGAAATGCAGGAAAAGCTAGATGAGTTTACTATTAAGTATAATTCTGATCGTGAGAAGAAGGATGTTGAGAACGCTCTTGCTGTTGTAAAAAAGGGGTCCCAGGAAGAACTTGATTTGAAATTGCACCAGTTGGAATTGCAACGTGAAGCAGAAATTGATGCAGCAGAGAAAACAGGTGAAGATGTAATATTGATAGATGAAAAATATGCTAGGAAAAAACAAGAGATTTACGGAAAGTATGCTTCTGATCAGGTAGCATTGATTGCGGAAAATGCAGCCCATGAGCAAGAGATACGTGACGCTGCGTATGTAATGGATATGCTTGCTCTTAAAAAGAAGTTAGCATCCAAGCTAATAACAGAAGAGCAATATGCGATAGAGGAATACAATTTACAACTTGAATATGCACATAAGACTACTGAAGCAGCGATTGAAGCTTTGGAACTGGAATTAACCGTTGAGAATATTACTGCTGAAGAACGTACTAAGATTGTTACTCAGTTGTATGTTTTGAAGGCTGCTCTCGCTAAAAAGGAGGCAGAATTACAGATAAGTGCTATTCAAAATATTACTAAAGCTGAAGATAAAGCGTTAAAAGAACGCCAAAAGAATCTCAAAAAATGGTTGCAAACTGCATCACAAGCTGTAGGGACTATTGGAAATCTTGTTTCTACACTTTATGATGCTCAAATTGATAAGATAGAGGAAGAGCAGGATGCTAATGATGAAAAATATGATAAAGATGTTGAACGGGTTGATAAACTGGCAGAGTCAGGTGCTATTTCCGAAGAAGAAGCAGAAGCGCGTAAACGTGCTGCAAAATCTTTGACAGAAGCAAAAAATGCTGAACTAGAAAAACAAAAACAAGAAATGGCACGTAAACAAGCCATTTGGGAAAAGGCGACTAGTGTCGCTCAAGCTGGAATAGCCACTGCACTGGCAATAACTGAAGCTTTACCGAATATTCCTTTATCTATTGTTATTGGTGCCATGGGAGCAATTCAGGTTGCAACTATTCTTGCAACTCCTATTCCTTCCTATGCAGACGGTACTAAAGGTAATGATAGGCATCCTGGCGGTACCGCTTTAGTTGGTGATGCTGGTAAACATGAGGTTATCATGTATTCTGGAAAAGCATGGATTACTCCTGATGCTCCAACTTTAGTTGATATTCCTAAAGGTGCACAAGTCTTTCCTGATGTTGATAAGGTAGATATCTCTAATTTTGATATGCCGGATTGGGACTTTCCTACATTTTCACCGACATATTTTGCATCTTCTTCCGGTGACACCATTGTTTTCAATGATTATTCCCGATTAGAAAAAAGAGTTGATAGAACAAATCTCCTTTTGATGAAGAGTCTTAAAATGCAGCGTCAGGATGCGTCTAACCGTGATTTTGAACTGTATAAGTTGTCTAAACTGAAATAGCTATGATTGAAAGATTAAATCAGATAACATTGAATGATTTCATTGAGCTTTCATGTGGAAACTATGCTTGTTTGCTTTCGGGTCGCGGATCTGTGTCTGAAAGCATGCTTAAAGAGATGGCATCTAAATTAATTATCGAATACAGAAGCATTGTTAATCCTTCAGGTATGCAGGCTATGATTATGGACAAAGAGGATATGGTGAAGGAACGTGCCAAACTATTGAGCCTTCGTATATGTCAGACTCTTGTTTCTCTTGGCTTTTATGATGATGTTCGTCAGGTGTTGGGCCAACTAAATGTAGATATCCGGGATATGAGTGATGAGCAAGTTATATCGAAGCTTGATTATTTACTTCATTCTGCAATTTTTGAGCAAAAACGGAATGAGGAGAGACGCAGTGAGGAACATAAAGGAAGTAAGGCTACTCCTGAACAAATTCGTTCTTCTTTTGATGCAGAGATTGCTTTTCTAATGACATTCTTTAAAATGAGTATTGATTCCCGCGTAATTAATGCTGCTGTCTATGCGAATATCGTTCATCAAGCTGATGTTGAAATATCGATCAGAAAAAGAAGCACATGATAATATTGGTATTACATATATGCTGTAATTCGATTAATTTTTAATTAAAGCGAATTATTTCATACAGTCGTTTGTACATCTCCTTTAGAATCACAAACGACTTTTTTATGAATAGAAAAAACAGCATCCATTGTATAAATAGGCATTTATACAATGTTTTATTGTCAGAATTACGTACATTAGAGACGAAGTGTAATCGGATAACGGCAGAAGTGTCCGAGGTAAAAAAAATGATTGCCTTATTGCCCCCCGATATAGGCACTCTTATTAGTTCAATCGAGCGTTCTGCTAAGGAAATGCACGAACAAAGTATCATGCACCGGAAATATGTGGAAAGGTGCATTAATGGCGAACCGAAGATACACCTAATAAGGAGGGCTGACAATGGACTTTGAAAAGGAATTATCAGAAATATATCCTTGGATATTAAAGGTGGCAAGAAAATTCTGCTGTTCCATGCAAGATGCTGAAGACTTAGCCGGTGATACAGTTTATAAGCTACTTGTGAATCGTGATAAATTTGATTGTTCTAAACCACTTCAACCGTGGTGCCTTATTATAATGAGGAATACTTATATAATAAGATACAATAGAAATTCCCTTATACATTTTACAGGGCTTGATATGGTAGACGGAAGTGCCATTTCTAACTGTACAGCTCATTCAATACTGTTTGATGATTTGGTTTCCACAATACAACGGTGTGCTAAAAAATCCCGTTGTATTGATAGTGTGATGTATTATGCTAGTGGGTATTCATATGATGAGATAAGTGAAATCCTGAACATTCCTGTTGGAACTGTAAGAAGTCGTATTTCTTCTGCTCGGAAGTTTATACTTCAGGAAATAAACTATTAAACTGTTAAATAGCGTTTGAAAAGGTTTCAGAAGAAAAACTTCACAAAAGTTATACTAGTACTCTTGCCAGTACAACTAATAAAGGCAAAGGTATTACAAAGCCCAGTTATAACCCTTTTTTAATTTCGATGTTGATAAGTAGGAATTCAGAAGTTTCAAGATTGAAAATTTTGTGACCGTATATTGGTTGCCACTGTTTTTTCTATGAATTAAATCTACAAGGGGCCTGTATAATTTATATTGTAATGATAGCGGACTGTAAGCTTTGAATCCTCATTAATAAAGCTGTTTTATTAGGTATTGAGTAAGTTGTGTGAGATTCATACTAACCGGATTTATAGTTAATAAAAATCTGCCATGCAGTAGAAAAATCAATTGTTATATGGCTTAAATAGTGTTGAATTTCAAATTGTAGAATAAAGATTTATCTGTTTTTCAAGATTGAGGTATTGTATTATTTAAAAATATATATTATTTTCGCAAAAGTATAAGGAAAGGAGGATTTAAAATGTAAAATAGAGCAGTTCAGTAGTTTAGCTATAAGAGCATTATTATAAATGAAACCAGAATATGACAATTAAAATGTCATGTTTTGGTTTCGTGCGTTTTAGGAGTTATGAAAATTCCTATAGCTTCCCATGAAAAAAGGAGTTTTATGTTATATTTAAAGATAAAATTATAAAATGAAAGTATTAATAAAATTTGGAAATGTGCGAGAACGGGAAGACGTAAGTCGTCAGTTGAGAGCAAAAGGATGCGATGTCTGTATTGAGCATCTCGCTTTTGGAAGTTACTTTATCAAAGATGATGGAACTATTACACCGATACATAAAGGCGTCAGTAATATAGCGGAAGGAGTGTTTTTGGTGAGTGTCAGTACTGTGACCATGGTATGTGCGGCATCTCGGACAGAAAGGAATCTGAATACTACTGAATATAATTGTAAGAGCAAGGAAGGATATCGTACAGGAGGTGGTAAAACTTTTGAAGATCTATTCAGCCGTGCAGAACGTAAAAAAGGAAAGGTAGTAGATGCGCGAATAGGAAAAACTAATAAATGGGGCGGTCCTGATGTACGGGTAGATGGTGTAGATTATCAATGTAAATGTAGCTTGAGTGCAAAAAGGACGGCTGACAAAATACAAGAGAGAAATGGTTATCCCAATCAATATATTGTTACTAACAGAGAGTTAGCCGAACCTTTGCGCAGGGAATTGAGTAAAAAGGAAAGGGATGGTCTTGTACCGAAGGGTACAGCAAGTCGGGTACTAGAGAGTGAAATTTCCTATTCAAAGGTGAGGGAAACGAACCGACCATGTACTAAAGAATCACTGTTATTTGATTGCGAGACCGCCTCGTCCACAGGAATAGTGACCGCTATAGTTGTTTTTTGTATTACATTGGGAATAGGCTACCTAAATGACAAAACCGTGACTCGTACTCATGTAATGAAAGCTACTAGGTATGGTTTAATAGCAGGAGCAATAGCTTTTATACTACACGTGGTATGGAAACAGTGGCAGAGAATAGATAAGTAAAATATGTGGAGAAGTCGTTAAATTGTTTTGATGTAGTAAACGATAAGTATTAAGGGGATTAATTGAAAAGTCATTTTTATTTCTTGATATAAGTATTGATTTGAAAATCAATTGGTTATGTGGCGTTTTGGCAAATCGTAATTTTCAAGAATTTAGCCAATCGGGAAACCGGTTGGCTTTTTCTATATATTTGCTCGTGAACGTTCAAAAGGAGTTAAAATGCTTTGTAAATATGTGCTTACCGTTGATAGTATTTCCTATAATATTCCCAAATCTTGTATTCAGAATTGGGATGAAATAAAGTTTTCCCGTAAACGCTCCGGGCTTGAGGGGATAACTAGAACTTTTACTTCAAAGTTCCAGTTTGTTGGAGAAGCCTATGTTCTCATATTGGAGGAGTATTTGAGCAAATACCTGGCTTCTAATGCTAGTATCACTGTTTATACTATAACTAATTCTCATACTTATGAAGAATTCTTCAGTTGCCGACTGGATTTCGGTTCATTGACCTATGATGGAAATACTGTTTCTATTAATTCGATAGATGATAGTGTCGCTAATATCATAAAGGCTAACAAAGGAACGCAGTACGAATATTCGGTAGATGAGATAAAAGATACATATCAGCTTTATTATGATAGACTACCGTTTAATTACTACGCGAACTATATATGTGGTGGATACTCTTTAGAAGATGGAGGGCAATATGTTGATTTCTCAAGAGATATAACAGGAAAAACTATATTCCAGTCTCTTCCATTGGAAGTCGTAGAAAAAGACTTACCAGAATCAGATAGTCCTGTAGAAATAAATTCTGTGACTTTAGATACTTCTGTACCTGCTTTTTTAAGGGCGCATAAACCAGTCAAGGTATATATAACCCCCGAATTTAACTTTTATTTAGGCAGAGGAGATGTAATGTTGACACTTGCTAAAGTTGATGGGAACGGTACCACAAGCACTATTGCGAGTTGGATAAATACCGATTATTCAGGAAATACACATACAACAGAAAAAGACACTTATAGACCCGAACAATATCGGGATGTCTATGCAATAGACCTTCAAGATGGTGAATGTCTTCAATTTGTCATACATGATCCGATAGGTAATATGAATGTTAACGGACTTGGAAAGGTGTATTTTTCTAAATATTCACTACAGATAAAATGGACTTCAATAGCATCACCTATCAATATAGATGTGGTAAAACCTATTACTGTTCTGAATAGTTTGCTCAAAAGTATGAATGGTGGTAAAGAGGGTATAAAAGGCGAGATAGCTTCCGGTGTAGACAATCGGTTGGACAATTGCCTTATTTTGGCTGCCGAAAGTATTCGTGGGATATTGTCTGCTAAATTATATACCTCATATACGAAGTTTGTAGACTGGATGGAAGCCTGTTTTGGCTTTGTTCAGAGGATTGAGGGGGATATTGTAAAGTTTGTCCATCGTGACAGCTTATTTACTTTTAATGGTAATAAGAATATATCAAGAAACATTTCAGATTTTCAATTTAAAGTAGACAGTTCTAGGATATATGCACGAGTTAAAGTTGGTTATGATAAAGTTGATTATGAATGCTTGAATGGTCGTGATGAATTTCGATTTACTGCTGAATATACTACTGGATTGCAAGTAACAGATAATACACTAGAGTTAGTGAGCCCTTATCGTGCAGATGCTTATGGCTTGGAAATCGTGTCACAGAAAAGGGGAAGTAGTTCTACTGATAACGAAAGTGATAATGATGTGTTTATCGTTGGCGCAATGCTCGCTTATAATAAGGTTATTGGGAAAGCGGAATATGTACTAGAAAGGAATGCGGATTGGAAGATTGCAGGTGTTCTAAATCCTGATGCAATGTTTAATGTTATGTATTGGCAGAAAGCTATGTTGAAAGCTAATGCTAAGTATATTGGCATGTTCGCTGATTCTCTTCATTATGCTTCTTCGGATGGGAATAGCAATGTTATAGTCAATGATGTGAAATTAACTGATGACTTTATACTTGAAGAGCATTTGGTCACTTGTGGAGATGTTTCATTTACAACCTTTGATGAGGATATTCCACAAACAGATGATGGAACGATTAAGATTCAAAAAGGTGGCCTTGTTTACGAAGGTTACATCAAAGAGGTGAGTAGTACAGTTGAGAGAAACGAGGGAGTGAAGTATGATTTATTTGTCCGTTCAATAACAAAAGCCTAGAATATGATTATAAGTCCGTTTACCCCACTGTTTTTTTCTCCGTCTACCGATAAATTTGGAGCGAAAAGTAAATATGTGCAGTTATTCGCACGTACAGACAGGATTTTTGTTGAATTGATTTTGACACCCAAAGAGCAGGAGCCTATTGTTTACATTAATAATCTTTTAAGTAATATATCTACACTTGTATCATTAAGCTCATGGAAGATGAATGATGATAAGATTCTCTATTTCTATAACATTTCATTGCTTCCATGTGGATATTATACTGTAACAGTTAATGGGAATACGAGTGAGATTTTTAAAGTTACGGATGATGAGTGTGAGTTATCAGAAACCAGCCTTATTCAGTATTCAATGAAAGATAATAAGCAGCGTCTTGATGCTGTCTGGTGGATAGATGGGATGCAATACTTTTTTGATTTTCGAGTTCCTGGTGGTTTCAAAGATAACGGATGGACGTTCGGTGTGGATAATGAGCAGTTCGTGACTTCTGATGAGGATATTGTTGAGCTATTCAGCCACGAATATACAACTATATTATTCACGCTTGGAAATGGGATGGGATGCCCTGTATGGTTTGCTGAATTATTGAATCGTGTCTTATGCTGTAATTACGTCTACTTTGATGGTATTCGATATGCAAGAAAGGAAAGTAATGTTCCGGAACTTAACCAGCAAATCGAAGGATTGAAGAGTTTTGTATTCAATCAAATGTTACAGAGGGTAAAAACGATTAATCCTGTTTTGGAGTGGAACAACCAAATGTCTATAAGAAGAATTCAAAATGATACTTATAGGATAACATCTGACAGTGGAGAGTTGAGGAGCATAAAGTCTGGTGGTGAAGCTGTAGAAGAATATACGTCAGTAATCACCGGTAAGTTGTATGTGCATTATCAGAAGATTATGACTAGTCTTTTTACATCTCATAATTATAGTTGTAAAGTGATTTTGGATAAACCGGCTAATAGTGGGGTGACGTTCATGATACCTTTTAATCTCACAAGCGCTGGTGTCGTAACTTCGGAAGTTAATCAGATTACAGTTGTCTTGGGAGGTTATTCGAATGAAGTTCAATTTTCTCAAAAGGGAAGTTCATACGATATTGATTTATTATCAGGAGGTATATTAGAGTTCTTGAAAGGAACTGATGATAGGACTTATTATGAGGTGACTTGGGACGGTGAATTTGTTGATACGTTACCTGTTGCTTCTGATGAAGTTTCTGATCCGTCATCAAATTAATATAATAGTTTTAAACAATAAAGATAGAATAAAATGACAGAGTCAGAGAAACAACAAATTATTAGCCTTGTGCTACAAGCGTTGAAGACAAACAGTCTTACAATAGAGCAACTGACTGATACAACAGAGCTATCTAAAGATATGTACGTTGAAGTTAGCGGCGGTCGGAAAATATCTATTGATTTACTTTCAAGTACCATTGCTAAAATGGTGAATGGGGATTTTGATGCATTAGTGGAGAATGTCAATAAGATTGCAAAAGATTTATCGGATGGAGACGCCGAGTTGTTGAAACGTATAACAGGAGTGTCTGATAAATCCAATCCTTTGACTGACCCATTTAAAAGTATTGGCTCTTTTACTACTATTGGTAGCTTTAAGGATAAATTGAAAACAATGTATTCCGGTGATTCTTCTATTGGGAATTATCGGTGTATTTTGTCTGTTGATTCGTCTAAGATTCCTGTAAATATACAAATTGAACGGTTGGAGCTTGATAAGGTTTGTCAATCATTCACTTCGTGTATACAACTGGCTACCATGTCAGACAATGCAGAAGGCGTGTATTTGGGTACAGTTTGTACTATCTCACGAATCGGTATTGTTTCCGGTGGGAGTGTTACATGGGGCAAATGGACCTCTGTAATAAATGACTTTGAGGAAAGGATAGGAAAAGCGAACGGTATCGCTCCTTTGAACGAAGAAAACAAAGTCCCTTCCGAATACCTGCCTGAAGCCTTGTCTCTTGGAGAAGGTGAAGAAGAAGCTTTCCCCGGCAACCGTGGAAAGTCTTTGGAAGATATAATGAAAAATATCCCTTCCGACATAATCAAACCGGGTTCTTTCTCCGTCCTGTCTGACGCTTCCTATCTCGATGTGTCTTTCAAGAAAGTGTCCAAGACAACCGGTGAAGAAACGGGCGAAAGCTTCCGTCTGCCTTCCGCCACCCTTGAACAAGCCGGCCTTTTGTCTGCCGAGGATAAGCAAGCCCTTGAGGATATGAAGAGCGGCACGCCTGACGACGATGTGACACACCCAGTTGTCATTGTCGATGAAATTGCACCATTATCAAATGGCTATTATACCCTTGAAACAGCCATTGCTGCTATAGTGTCCTATCAACAGGAATCAGGTATCAATTATGAACGAACGGGTCTCATCATCACCTACAAAACAGGCGAGTATGAAATGGAAACCCGGCAGTTCCAGGGTGCTGTGTCCGATTTTGCGACCCCTTCTCTTTGGAAACCCTTCGGGAATGGTGGTGGCGGTTCCGTTTTTGAAACTTCCGATGAACCGGCGGAAGGGGGAAAGGACGCCTTTTCAACTGGTGGCGCCTATGCCTATGTTCCGGCCAACCTCGATGTAAACGTGGAAACAGAAGGCATTGTAAAACTTCAGATGAAGAACGCTGCCGGTGAAACCCTTGGCGATGAAGTGCAGTTCGCTATCGGCACGGGTGGCGGCGGTCAAACTGGTGGTACCCTTGTTGCCATTGCTTTCCAGTCGACACCTGTCTATGGCTCTTACGGCTCCACGCTACGAACCTTTGCCGCCATTCGTTCCGTGACCTCGAACGGTGTCGAATCCTCTGACAACCTGATTGAGAAACTGGAACTCGTAGACCGTGAAAGCGGGCTTACCGTCTGGACTGAAACCGTCAACAAAGCATCTTCCGGTGACATGAAGGACTTCTCCTTTGAACTGGACTTCACCACATACTTTACGGCTGCCGGTACTCGGAAATTCAAGCTGATAGCCACTGACGAAAGCGGCAACACCGGTTCCAAGAATGTCAATGTAACAGCTGTTGATATTACCTGTACCTGTGTGCAGGTACTCAACTATACCCCTGAAACTCTGCTTACTCCGACAACTGAAAGTTTCAGCCTTCCACTCTATAAGTTCGGAAACAATACCTCTGATAAAGGGATCAGTGCCCAGGTTGACATCAAGATTAACGGTGAATGGCAATCCCTGTCTACCGCCGTTGTCAATGACAACTACTCGCACTCTGTCGTAATCCGTCCTGCTTCCCTCGGCCTAGAACACGGTACCTATCCCTTGCGCATCCAAGGAACGGATGTCGCATCCGGAGTGAAAGGAAATGTCATTTACACGGCTGTCATGGTAATTGACCCGAATAGTTCCATACCTCTTGTCGCCTTGAGATACGATGATAAAAACGGTGGAGTAGTCCGACTGTACGAAACCGTAGAACTTGATGTTGCCTGTTATGACCCGTTGGAAATGACTTCACCCGTCAGCGTGAAAGCCAATAACGTGCAGGTAACACAAATTGCTGCCAGTCGTAACAAAACCTATCAGGTCAAACAACAACTGCAGGGCTACAAGGCTGACGGCACCGATACGGTCAACTATACTGCCGTATGCAAGGACGTGACTAGCGAACCTGTCCGGGTGACAGTTAGCGGTTCCGCCATTGACGCCGCCATAAAAGAAGGCGCCATCTATAACTTTGACTTCTCATCCCGTACCAATCAGGAAACTGACCATAGCATTGTCAGCGGTAATTATGAAATGAAAGTGGACGGTGCCAACTGGACTACCAACGGTTTTGGCACATTCTTGGGTGAGAACTGCCTTCGCGTAGCCGAGAATGTGGGCGTGTCATTAAACCATGCCCCGTTTGCCGGCTCATCCATCGAATCCAACGGTGCCGCCATCCAGTTCGCTTTCGCTTCCAAGAACGTGACCGATGATGATGCCCTGCTCCTTAGCTGCTATGACGAAACGTCCGGTGCCGGCTTCTATGTCACCGGCCGGGTGGTCGGCATCTTCTGTAACAATGGCGTTTCCCGTCGTGAAGAACGCGCCTATCGACAGGGTGAAAAGATAACCGTAGCCGTGGTTGTTGAACCTGCAAGCAACTACGTTGAACGTGACGGCACACGGTATTCCATGATGAAACTCTTCCTCAACGGTGAGGAAGTCGCCTGCCTTGGTTATGTTCCGGGCGGCGGCTCCCTGATTCAGACCAAGTATATAACGATGGACGGCAAACTGGGTGATTTGTATCTTTATTACATGATGGCCTGGAACTCCTATATGGAATGGGCACAGGCGTTCAAGAACTACCTTGTCCGTCTGACCGATACAGAGGTAATGGTGAAGGAATACGCCTTTGAGGACATCCTTAAAAGCCAGACAGCCGAGGGTAGTACCCAAAGCCGCCCGTCGGCTGCCGAAATCTATTCACGCGGTATGCCTTACATTGTCGAATGCCCCTATGAAGGCTCCGATATAGAAGCACTGGACGGCACCACTTCCACCAGTACGAAGATATACATCACGCTCTATTACTTTGACCCCGAACGCCCGTGGCGTAACTTCAAGGCCGTGAGTGTCCAAACCCGCAACCAGGGAACCACCTCTGCCAAACGCCCGGTAAAGAATAAACGCTACTACCTCGCCAAGAGCAAAGGCAAAAACAAGGACACTCGAATCATACTACTTAATCCAGACGATACGACGGAGGAAGGACGCCGTGCAATAGCCTTGGCTGCCATCAACAAAGTACAGGTCGGTGATAATACAATCCCGGTCGATGTCATTACCGTAAAAGTCGATTACTCCGATTCCGGCAATGCGAACGACTGCGGCGCCTGTGAAATGATGAACGTTACATACCGTGCCTTAGGTGGTAACTATATGACACCTGTCCAACGTGCATTTGACGGAACATTTGACAGCGGTGACTTGCATATCGAAGACTTGCAGATGAACCACTCTACCGCCAATCACCCGGTAGCCACCTACCGGTGCAAAGATGACAGCCTGCAAAATGTCTACTTCCATGCCAAAGGCAACTGGAAGGAAGACAAGGGTGAACAGTTCGCCCTCGGCTTCAAGGATACCCCCGGCTATAACAAAGGCTGTCTGAACTATGGTGATTTCATCGAGTTCTTCGGAACTTCCGGCGAAACCCTTGATGCCATCGAAACACGGTTCAAACAGACTGACGGACTCGATACCGGTAAACCGTATCTGCTTTCCCTGTATTGTGGAAGCTCATACCGATTCATGAGGTATCAGGACGGTTCATGGCAAAGGCAGTCCGGCTCCATGAAATACGAAAACGGCAAATGGAATGTCACCGGTGATGTCCTTAACCCCGTGGAAGGCTTCGAACTTCTGAACTACCAGGGAATGGACTGGTTCCAGGGTGTCGGCTCGGTTGGAGACATGATGGCCATGAAAACCGATAAGTCCTCATGGGTTCAGAAACTTGTTGACGGTGGAACTATCTCCGCCGATACCTTTCCGGCATGGACTTACTACTTTGAATCGCTTGTCGATGACGACCAGCTCGCCATTGATTATGCATTGGGCAAGAAAGTACCATACAACCTCTACCGGTGGTTGCGCTTCTGTGACTCCTGCGATTACTCCAAAGGCGGGAACTGGCAAAAGACATGGAAGGAAAACCTGTATAAATATGCCAGCCCTGAAAGTGTCTTGAGTTATGACATTTTCACCGACTACCTTGCCGCCACTGACCAACGGGCCAAGAATATGCAGCCGATGTGGTTCCTGGAAGAGTACGCTTCCGTAACGGACGGTGTGTACAGCTCCGAGGATGCCATGCGCATGTACCTGAATAAAATCTATGACTGCGATACGCTCAACAGCAAGGATAACGATGGTGGCTGTCCGGTTGACGCCGAGGTGGACCCCAACCGGACGAGCGATGAAACATTCACTAACCCTTATGCTGGCTACGGCTCCGTTCTGTTTAATAACATCTATCTCCAGCAAGTAGTGTGGACTGACTCATCCGGTACGGAACTGTCCCTGCGTACCGTTGCCGCCGCCATGCGTAATGTCCAGGCGACCATTGACGGCGTTACTCTGCACCCGTTCTCGCCCGAAGGAGCTACGCATTTCTTCATTGACAAACGGCTCAAAAAATGGCAGAAACTGGTTAGTTCCTACGACGGTGAACGGAAATACATCTCCTATACCGCCACCTCTGACGCTATCTATTTCTATGCCCTGCAAGGTCTGGGACTTACTGCCCTTCCGTCTTTCATCGAAAGACGTTGGCGTATTCGTGACGGCTATTTTCAAACCGGTGATTTCTTCAGCGGTGTAATTTCCGGGCGCGTATCTTCCAAATCAAACGCCACCATCCGGATTGTCGCTGCTAAAAACGGTTACTTCGGTGTCGGCAATGACGCTAGCGGCAACCTTTCCGAAAGCTGCTTCCTTGAAGCGGGCGAAGAATATGTATTCACCAACTTCTCACACGAGGAAGGCGCCTTGCTGTATATCTATCAGGCTGACCGCATGAAGCTGCTCGACCTGTCTGAAATCTCCCTGTCAAGTACGGTGAGCTTCTCTGCCATGCAACTTGTGGAAACCCTTATCTTGGGCTCTGACACCCATACAGAACAATCCATCGGTTCTTACGCACCGCTTACCTCGCTGAACTGCGGCGAAATGCCCTTCCTCGTATCACTCGATATCCGGAACACACAAATCGCTACGCTCGTCACCGACAAATGCCCACGTATCGCCCATATCAATGCGTCCGGTAGCAAACTGGAGAACATCACTCTTGCAGAGACTTCTCCGATTAATGACATCTCTCTTCCACCAACAATGACAAGCCTCCGTTTTGTCGGTCTTCCTGAACTGACCTATACAGGTCTTTCCGCCCCGTCCGGCCTGCAAATAGAATCCATGCCGAACGTCCAACGCCTGCGTCTTGAAACGTCGCCTAAACTTGACGCCATTCAGATGCTCCGTGACGTCCTCGCTTCACAAACGGCATCCCGTAAACTTTCCATGCTCCGTATCTCGAACATGACCCTGAAGGCTGACGGCTCCGAGCTTCTTGCCATTCTCGAATATGGAGTTGCCGGAATGGATGAGGACGGCAACAGACAGGATAAACCGGTAGTCAACGGCACGTATGAACTGACAGTTATCCGTGAAACGGATGAAATCGAATCCCTTGAATCCGGTATCGACGGCCTTGTCATCCTTACCGTCATAGATGCCTACATCGACCTGATCAACTGGTTCAATAATGAGTCTTATGGCGGGGAACCGTACTACGATAACGTAACGCTGGACAACATCAATGAAGTCCTTGAATATTATAACGGCGAAACCTACGAAGAATATCTCGAACGGTTTGCTGAAGACAATATGGATATTAATGATTTAATAAACAAGTAACTATGACTAATGAACAAAGCGCCACGCTGCTTCGCTTGAACAAACAGGCACAAGTAGCAGCACTGAACGCCGTTGGATTCTCGGATATCACCGAGAATTCCCGCGCATCTGAATTTGGACAACGTATCAAGTGGGCTGCCGGCCTGCTTGATTTGAATCTTGCCTGTAACCGCATCTCGGATAACTCCAAATGGTATTTCACCCGTGAGGAATGGGATTCCCTCACGGTTACCAACAAACAGTTGTTTATCAAACGCGGTCTTCGTATCCGGGCACATGGACACTCCTTCGTAATTTCCGCCCAGGAGTGCTATAATGCCGACATGACTACCACCTTCTACTGGGGCGGTCAGGGCAAAGCCATAGATGGCCTGAATCAAAAAGGACTGGGCGCCATGTATGGCTGCTTCACGGGTGAGGAAGATACTGACCTCATTATCGCAACTCTGAAAGACCAAAATAATAGTGGTGTGATCGGTGCGCCAGCTGCCGAAGCCGCCCGTGCATACCGTGCCTACACTTTGGAAAGTGACGGTATCGAGGATGAATCCAACTGGTTCCTTCCTTCATCTGGCCAAATGCTTCTGATGTACCGCTACCGCGATAAAATCAATGAGATGATGCGTACCTTTTGGAGTAGTGACAGTATGCTGATGACTGATAAATACTACTGGTCATCAACAATTTGGGATACTAACTCCGCCTGGGCGTTCGAACTGAATACCGGGCGTATTACGAATCAAAACAAAAATTCAAATCTTCTCCATGTGAGAGCTGTTGCTTCTGAATAGTATTAACCTAAAATTATATAATAAAATGGATAAAAATATCGCTAACGCAATGCTTATGCGCCTGAATAAACAAGACCAAGTTGCAGCTTTGCAATCAATCGGTTTTACAACCGTCAATGAAAATACCCCGGCGAGTGACATCGCCAAGTATATGCAATGGGCAGGTACGCTTCTTGACCTTTCTTTGGCTACTCTCCGAATTGAAGACGGTGAACAAGTCTTTTTCACGGCTTCCGAATGGAACTCCATGAGCGCAAATAACCGCTCCAAGTATATCCGTATTGGCATCCGACTTCGTGCCGAATGCCACCAGTTCATTATCGCCAAAAGTGACTGCGTTGACGCAGGCGGCAACAAAACGTTCAAATGGGGTGGCTACGGAACCGACTTACGCGGCCTGAAAAACTACGGTAGTGGTAACCAAGGACTCTATGATACCTTCGACGGCAAGGAAAATACCGATGTTATAATAGAAACCCTTGCAGGCGTCAAGGACACCCAGGGAACTGTCGGCGCCCCTGCCGCCGAAGCTGCCAGAGCCTATAAAGCCTGTACGCTTGAATCTGACGGAATTGAAGATACAACCGTGTGGAACCTGCCCGCATTGGGTGAACTTATGCTTATGGCCAAGTATAAAACCGAAATCAATGAGCTCATAACTTCTATGTTTGGTAATCAAAATATATTTACAAACGACTGGTATTGGTCTAGTACTGAATATGACGCTTCCAGCAGTTGGATC